ATGCGTCTGATGCCGAGTGGTTAGTTAAATACAAGATGTATTCCTTGGCTAAAGCCAAGCAGCTATGGGGTGAAAAGGCTGAGGAGTTAGGGGAATACGTCAATCACGTAACTTCGCTTGGTATTGATGCTCAAGAGATTCCCGAGCACGTTCAATACTCGCATGGGCAGTATGCTAAGTCGGACAACTGGTATCCTGTTACTGCTGGAGACCAGCCACTTATTGACATTGCGCAGAAAGAGATTTGCGTAATTGAGTGTCAGCGCGTTTCCTATAACAGAGTTTATGTTGCTATTGCCCCGGACTTTGGATTCTTCGAAGCGCTTCACGGTTGGGGCAGCGAGGCACGGCGCAAGGTTGGAACTATCCCTGGGTTTAGCCTAGCGTATAAGGACATGCCCGAGATTCGCATTAGCCGCGTGGCTGGTGCGGTCCTCTTGTCCGACGAGAACCCCGCGGACTTGCCGTTCGATTGTTTCAGCGTTGTTCCGATTTACTGTCACAAGGATGATTGCAACTATCACGGTAAGGTAGAGCCAGCGATTGATTTGCAGATGGAGATCAACAAGCGGCACTCACAAGCTGTTGATATTGGCAATAAGATGGCGGCTTATGGTTGGTTCTACGACGAAGACACGTTTCCCGATTCTACGTCTAAGGAGCATTTTAAGCAGAACGCTACCAGTCCTGGGTTTGTTCAGATAGTTCGCGATGTCAGTCGCTTGCCGCGGCAAGTCGAAGGTGTGCAGTTCCCGAGAGAGATTGTGGAGCTGATGTCCCTAAGCGACCAGAAGCTTAAGGACATGATGAACATCACAGTGGAGCAGATGGGCGCTAACGAATCTGCTTCGATGTTCGCGCACAAGCAGAGACAGCGGCTTATTGGCAATGAGCATATCTTCGACAACCTGACATTTGCCAAGATGAAGCTTGGCAAGATGTTGCTCAAAGCCATTCGGCGCTACTACACGCCGGAGAGGATCTACCGGATTGTTTCGAGTGAAGCGCAGAAGAGCGAGAGTGGCGTGGAAGTTGGCGGGCAGCAGTTCGGTCAGTTCTCTCAGGAAGAGATTATCGATTTGCTTACTAACGCCGATGTCGATGTCTACGACGTTGAGATAGCCGAGGTCAACTACTCTCCGACCATGCTGCTAACCACTCACTTGTTACTCGGTGAGATGGCTAAGGCCGGCGCTCCGATTCCTCCGCAAGCTTTGATTCAGACCAGCCCGCTACCGGAAGCGCACAAGCGTAACATCCTTCAGTCGATGGAAGCGCAGCAGCAAGCGCAGCAACAGGCAGAGCAAGCCAAGCAGCAGGCGGAAATTCAAAAGACTTTGATAGCTAAGGGCGGTGGGCCGCAGGGGCCGCAACCGCCGGTAATGTGAGGATGATGAGGGGATGGAACAAGAAAATATAGTGCAAGAAGATAACCAAGTGGAACAGATAGCCGGTAATATCGAACCGGACGATCTATCTGTTTTCGAGCTACCCGATGAACGGATAGAAGAGTTATTGACCGAATCGCTTAAGGAGAGTGATTCGGTCGACGAACCTACACCAGAGTCGGGAGAAACACAGGAACAACCGCAAGATGTTGCGGCCACAGATACACAACCCGCTGAGGAGGCCAGCAGTGCCGAGTCTCAGAGCGACGGGAAGGACTCCATTCAGGTCTCAAAGGCCGAGTGGGAGAAAGTCAAAAAGCAACTAGAGCGGCAAGAAGACTTTATTCATCGTCGTAATGCTGAGATAGGAGAGCTGAGAAAGCAGCGTCGGGAGTTGCAGGCTCAATTGAAAGTTGGGCTTGATGAGTTAAAGCTTGAAGATCCGCTGGAGGCGTTTGATCGCAAACAGAAGATCCAAGAGTTAGACAAGGAAATCAGCAACCTCGACCAAGAAGAATCGCGGATGCGGAAGATCCACGAGAGTCAGAAGATTCTCGCGGAAACATTGTCACCCGAGGAAGCTAACGTCGAATTGATGGTCGCTACGTTAAAGCGGGATGGTTTACCGGATTCGGTAATTAACCGCTTCGTTAGCAATCCTTACGACGTGGCGCACGTGGACACCATCATTCAGTTGGGCAAGCGTGCAAGAGCGGAGCAAGTGGCTAATGTGATAGCGCATCATGCGTCTAATAAGATTCAAGAGCTTGAGGGGAAGATCAAAGAACTAGAGCAGCAGCTCAGTGTTGCCCCAAAGACTATTCTTAACGGCGTTCAGCGTGCCCTAAAGAAGCAACCGGAAGTCAGTGCGGTTAGTGGTTCGTCCTCGAAGAGTGTGACGAACATTAATCCGTTAAGTATGTCGGACGAAGAGATAGAGGCCTTCTTGCAGAGTCAGGGTTAGAAACTGATTATGCGAGGAAGAAATGGCACAAACCGCATTTGCGACTAACAACGCGCTCACGAAAAAAGTATGGGAAGAGAAGCTATTTCGTGACAGCGTTAAGGAGTCGTATTTTAGTAAATTCATGGGGCAGGACCAATCAAGTCTTGTCTATGTAAAAACACAATTAGAGAAAGGGCAGGGAGATACTGTTTACTTTGGCTTGCGTATGCGTCTTACCGGCGCGGGCGTCGAGGATGAGCAGACTCTCGAAGGAAACGAAGAAGCTCTTTCTACTTATGACTATTCGCTAGCTCTTAAGGAATACGCTCACGCGGTTCGCGATAAGGGTGCGCTTAGCCGTAAGCGTGCGATGTTCAGCATCGACACGGAAAGTAAGCAAGCTCTACAAGACTGGGGATCTGAAAAGGTCGACCAACTTGCTTTCGATGCTTTGCTCACTACTCCGACCAAGACGCTGTATCTCGATAGTTCCGCAGTTTTTCAGGGGGATACCGCGGCTAACGCTAAGGCTGGACTTCATGCGACCAACTCGAAGATTACTCCGAACTTCATTTCCGCGGCTAAGACGTGGGCGAAGACCGGGGGAAATCGGGCTTACATTCCAATCAGGCCGGTAAAGGTTCAAGGGAAGGAATACTTCATTCTCTTGGTTCACCCGGACTGCATGTATGACCTGAAAGCCAACAGCACGTTCCAGCAAGCGATGAGAGAGGCCGAAGTAAGAGGCCCATCGAACCCGCTATTCACTGGAGCAGCAGCCATCTACGACGGAGTTGTAATTCACGAGCATGAGAACTGCACTCTCGGAACGGATGGTGGAGCATCGGGCAACGTTGCTTGGGCGAAATGCGCACTAATGGGCCAACAGTCTCTTTGTTGGGCATGGGGCGCAAGGCCGTCGATTGTTCAAGAGACTTTCGACTACCAGCGTCAGCACGGTTATGCGTGGTCGATGATAGCCCGCTGTGGCAAACCGCAGTTCAATAGCTTGGATTACGGTTCGCTTGGCGTTTACTTGGCACGCACTCAAATCAGCGACAACTAGGAGGATTGAATAATGGCTAGTACTTTAAGAACCACAAAGACAAGCACAACCTCCGTAGTTCCGCCTCGTGCAAACATTGGTGAAACATGGGCATGGGAAACCTACACAGTCGCAGCAGCGCTAGTAGTTAACGACGTCATCCAGATGGTAAAGATTCCCGCGGGCGCTACCATCTTGGATGTCGTTCTTAGCGCGAGTGACCTGGATACTGGTACTTCCGCAGCCATTGTTTTAGATGTTGGCGATGACGGTGACACGGATAGGTTTATTGATGGGTCTACTGCCGGACAAGCCGGTGGTGTCACTCACCTCAATAACCGGGCTGGGCATTGTTATACCTACACCGCAGACAATACCATTGACGTTTTAGTTCAAGTTGCTCCCGCCACTGGCGCGACAAGCGGAACTATCGCCCTTGGTGTTTGTTACACAATGGAACAATAACAAAGGTGGGGCTAGGCTAGTATAGCTAGCCCCAAACTTTTATGGCGGCAACGGACTACGATTTCAGTTTAACCCGTAACGAGATTATCGAAACGGCCATGCGGATAGTTGGTGCGCTTAGTCCTTGGGACGCGCTAACCAGCGACCAGTATACGCAGGGCGTTAATGCTCTAAACTCGATGATCAAATCGTGGCAAGCTGAACACATTTATCTCTGGACGCTAAAGCAAATCAGCATTTCGCTAGTTTCCGGGACTGCTGCTTATTCTCTTGGAACCGACCCGCCCGCTGTTGGCTTGGACAAAGTTCATGTGGTTGACACGTCAACCGATGAGTTACCTGTTGAGATTATCCCTTATCGCGATTATCTCGACATTCCCAACAAGACCGACACGGACTCTCTGCCTGTTTATGTAACGTTTAATCATAACGACACAACTACCCCGTTAATCGTTTGGCCTGTCCCTAACGCCAGTAGGACGTTGAAGGTTCTTGCTGTGACTAAACTCAAGGACTGGGACAGCGCTAGTGGCGATGGTGGATTCCCGGTGCGATTTCAAGAGGCGATTATTTTCAATCTAGCCGCGAGGCTAGCGCCTGAGTATGGCCTACCTCTATCGGAGCGGCGCGAGCTGGCAGCGCAGGGCAACTACCTTCTCAAGCAGGCCAGAACGAGTGACAAGGAATTTAACGACCACGAGCACGTTAGGGGGGCGTTTTAATGGGCAGAGCTACTGCTGTTGATTTTTTACTAAACGGGATTCGCGATAATAGCGGAGAAGCGTTAGCCTCGGGCAAAGTTTATTCTTACGCTTCAGGCACTACGACCCCGAAGGATTTGTATACAGATAGTGCTGCTACTACTGCAGCGGCAAACCCCGTGATCCTCGATGGCTATGGTCGGACCAAGGTTTATGGTGATGGACGCTATAAGCTTATCATTAAGGACTCCGACGATACGACGATTCAGACGCTAGACGATTTAATTTTCGGGCAACCATCCGATGAGATTTACTACGGTGGGCAAACGACCGGAGCGGTTAACACTTACGTGATGTCCACCACGTCCGGGCTTTCCGCTTATGCCGCGGGGCAGGTATTTATTTTTAGGGCGCATCAGACAAATTCAACAACTTGCACCCTAAACGTGGACGGTCTCGGCGCGAAAACAATTAAGACAACGTACGGTAGTGGGCTAGAGTTAAACACCGGGCAGATCCGAAGCGGTGCTTTGATAGTTGTTAGCTACAACGGCACTGACATGATCCTCGTGAGTTCTCCGGGGAACGGTGTTGCGACTTGGACGCCTACGCTTGGCGCTAGTGGTTCGATGACTTACACAAGTACGTCGGTTGATTTCGCTAAGTACTGGCAAACGGGAAAGCAGGGCAACTTTATTCTAAGGTTTACCGGGACGGTCGGCGGCACTCCTAGCAATACGTTAACAGCCACACTACCCGCGGGGATAGCAAATAGCGCAGCAGCTTGTACTGCTTACGTTTCAGATAATTCGGCTAATGTTGGTGGTTTCGGCTACATCGATAACAGTAACGAACTCGTAAGTGTTAGGCGTTACGATGGCGCAGCTTATACCGCGGGGACAGTTACTTGTTGCGTCAGTGGCATAGTGGAGTTTGATTAATGGCTAGAGTGGTTATCGAAAGCAAAGACCTACCTAAGGGCGTCAACAAGCAGTTAGTGCGTGACATTCTAAAGCGTCACCCTGGGGCGCAGGTGGATACAACGTTTATTGAAGGTAGAACGATTACCCCGAAAGACTCCGAGGGCCGCGAGCTTCCCGTTGTTTTTCTTCCGCCAAGTATTACCGTCGATGCTCCCGAGGCTGAAGTCGATGCAGTTGCATTGCTTGGATTTATTAAATCCAAGAGCTACGAAAAGACCGACGAGCAGATTGGACGAGAAAAGAAAGCTGAAGAGTTATTTGATTTATTAATGCTATCGCCAAGGTTTGCGGCACTTTTTTTAAGATAAGTAATGCCGAATCTACCGATACCAATAGCAACTCCGATGTATCGCAATGTCGACGGCGTAGAGCTGTCCGACTTAGCGCATCGAGTTGTTGATGGCTTCGTAGATGAGCAGGGCTACATTCGGCGGAGACCTGGGTTAGAGAGTTGGCACGACTACGCTTTAGGCGGGAACAGTCCGGTCAGTGGTTTGTTTTGGTGGTCTCAGCAGCAAGCGGTAGTGTGCGTGGTTGGTGGTTTAGTTTACATAATAACTAGGCCAAGCGGCGTTATTACTGCGACGTTAATAACCGCAAGCGATACGATGCGTATCGGTGTGCCTACGATTTTTGCAACCGACGGGACTTACGTGTTTACCGCTAGCGGCGGGCGGCTCGGTTACTCTAACGGAACAGCTAATTTATCTTATGTCGATAGAGTAGATAGCGATTGTCCCACTAGTGTATCTCACGTAGCCTATCTCGATACATACATCTTAGTAAACAACGTAGGAACAAATCAGTTCTTCTGGTCCGACGTTGGCGATTCGTTAACTTGGAACGCACTGAACTTCGCTTCTGCTTCTGGTGACGCTGATCCGATTACTGCTTTGCACGTTGTCGATAGGCAGATATTCCTGTTCGGTCCTCGCTCTCTAGAAATATGGGAGAACGACGGCACGACCCCGTTTATTAGAGTTCCCGGAGGATACTTCCCCGTTGGCTGCGATGCTCCTTACTCCGTTGTTGTTCGCGATAACTTCATCTTTTGGCTAAACGACAGGCGGCACTTTGTTGTTTACAGTAATGGATCTATTGTTCCTATCTCCACTCCGATAGATAGGGAGTTGGCCGACATGTCCCTAACGTCCGATGGCATTGGTCAATCAATCGAGATTGACGGTAGACCGTTTCTTGTTTTCAATTTCCCGACGGCTAATAAGACATTCGTTTACGACATTCAGTTAAAATCGTGGGCAGAGTGGGGCTATTATAATGCCAGCCTTGGCGATTATCAGAGATGGCTTGGCTACTGCAACTGCTACGCAACTGCCTGGGGCGAGCAGCTAATTGGCCTAAGAAATAATTCTATTATCTGCAAACTCGATAACGAAACGTATGACGATAACGGCAGTGATATACGCCTACTTGTTCGCACGGGACACATCGACCACGGAACACTGAAGAGAAAACGGGGGAATCAGTTACTCTTTAGAACAAAGCGCGGCCATGCGGGAACGACGCGAACCCCTAAGATGATGCTTCGCTATTCTGATGATGGTTCTAATCGCTGGTCTAACGAGTGTCACGTTAATCTCGGGGATCAAGCGAACACGGAGATTATTGTAAACGTTCCTGCTCGGGGGGTTTACCGGACAAGGCAGTATGAGGTCAGCGTAACGGACCCGGTTCCTGTGATGCTCGGGGCTGCGGAAGCCAACGTAGATATTATGGTGAGTTGATTATGTTAGTGCGTGACATTTCTTCATTACCCGGTCGCAAGTGGTTAGAGATGGTCGCCACGGTATTAACTATCAGCGCTCCACCACGGGTTCTTAATAGTGCGCTTGGGCGTAAGTGGTTGGAGCTAGTTTCCACCGAGGCGGGTATTCCAAAACCTCCTCGTGATTTGAATAGTGCACCGGGCCGCAAGTGGTTGGAACGGTTAGACAGTAGCGTATAGGTGAATTATGGGTGGCTTTTTAGGTGATATTTTTAAGCCGGTTGGTGAATTACTTAACCCGGTTGTTGATGTATTCTCGGATAATGCTTCCTGGTTAAAGCCTGTCCTTGGCGCAGGCTTTGGTTATTATAAGCAGAACGAACAAAAGAAAGCACAAGACAAATATATTGATTATCTTAAAGGCCAGGAGCAGGCCAACTATGACCGCTATTTGCAGAACTACAACCTAGCCCAAGCGATGTCAGCGGGTGGCGGAGGCGGAGGCGGAGGCGGAGGCGGAGGCGGAGGCGGTAGTAACGCTGCGCAACTAGCGGCGATGGCCGAAGCGCAGGCGCTATTTCGTCCTTACCACGAGCAAGCGATGAGGCTATTACCGGCGCAGGCGGATGCCTACAAGCAGGGGTTAGACCTACTTTCTTTAGTTAATGGGTATATGGCGTCTCCTAAGTTTCAGGCGGAGTTAACTAAAGACGCTATCCCTACGAGTAATATTCCTGTCAGCTTACCTTCTTACTTAGGAGTTTGAGATGTATTCCAATCTTCCCCCTTGGGATCCTAACTACGGGCTATACGCTGCACAGCAGCAGCAACAAGCGCAGCAACAAGCGCAACAGATGCAGCAACAGCAACAGCTTTCTCCTCAGTTGGATGTTAGCGGTGCTGCTTCTATGTATAGCGGCGGAAAGGATCTTTATTCGTTAATTAATCCGGGATCTGTTCCCGACACGCCAGTGCCAATATCCGGGACGCCAGTAGAGGGAATGGGTATACCTGGTTATCTAGGTGAGGGACTTGGTTACGCGGGGGCAGCTTATAATCTTTACAATGCTTTCGATGGTAAGTCTATGTCGAATCCGACTAACTTAGGTGGGGGCGTTGGTGCTGGACTAGGCGCTATCGGTGGTGGTGTTGCGGGTAGCTTGTTTGGTATGCCAGGAGTCGGCGCGGGGATTGGATCTACTGCGGGTTATCATATCGGACGAGACGTAGGGACAGCTTTCGATCCTAATAAAGATTTAAGCACTCAGGATAAAATCTTATACGGCGCGTCAATAGTAGGTGTGCCTCTCGTTGCTGCGGATATTATCAGTGGGGCCTTCGGTTCCGGTAAAGGCAAAGACCAAAGGCGTCGGGATGCTTGGCGCAAGGATTTAAAAGCCAAGGGTTTTCTCGATGACAATTATTCTTTTACCGACAGCGAGGGTAATAGCTTTGCTTACGGCAGTGAAAAGCTTAGAGCCACACCGAAGAATCAAGGTGGTCAAGCTATAAAGAACCAAACGCCGGGGAACATGTCCTACAATATTAACTGGGACTCCGTGAATAACAGCAACGACCAGCAGCAGATTCTTGGAGCGATTGACCCGTTAATGTTTATCCTTACCGGCGGCGAAAAGCGTTGGCAGGACGCGGTCGGTAATGCCTTCAACGATGCAATGCAGAGTGGCGACCCCGCTAAGAGAGTGGCTGCTATGTATCAAAAGGCCAACGGGTTAGGGCTAACCTGGGGCGAGCAGAAGGAAATGATCCGCCAGGCTAACGAAGCAGGGAAGATCGACGACTCTACTCGTGACGCCTGGTATGCCGCAACTGATAGAGTCTACGGTGTGCAGAATCCAAATGCCCCTGCGACCGATAGTAACGGATGGAAGCCGTCTGGTAACGTTGCTAACGCGGCTAAGGATGCGGCTAATGCTTTCTTCGGTGGATCTACTAGTAACGGATGGACTCCTACTGGCGAGGTTGCTAACGCGGCTAAGGACGAGATTAGAAGGCTTTTCGGTGTGCAGAATCTAACGCCTCAGCAAGGCGGTATTATAGGAGGTGGTAATAAATGAGCTACTACGCAGGGGGTAATTCCAACTTTGACGAAAAGACCGGGCAGTATAAGACGGGCACTAAGCCATTTGATTCCAATGCTTACAATGCCGCGGCGGATAAGCACTATAAAGCTGGCACTCAGATGGACCCAAACGAGTATGCTAGCTATGGCGGCAATGTCGCCGATTACGGTAAGCTTTACGGTGATACTGCCTGGTACACGCAGGACGGTGGCTACACTACTAAGAGTCCTTACTACACCGATGCTACTAAAAAGCACGAGCAAGCTGGCACTCAGATGGACCCTTGGGAAGCTGCGAAGTATGGCATATCCCAAGCGCAATACGGAAATCTCTACGGTAACACCTCGTGGTATAACCCCGATGGAAGTAGGACGGCTAATGCTCCGACTTGGTTACAGCCCGCAACTAATCCGCAAGTAACTAAAACGATGTTCCCGAAGTATGTAGATCCGAGCTACGTATCGACTAAAGTTAATTTTAATCCTAACTACCAAAAGCTTAATACTCAGGTTGGCGATGCGCCACAGGTGAACTTCCAAGCAATGGATAAGGTTCCTGGTTATCAGGACTATCTCCCGCAGTCCATCGAATCGAGTCCGCTTTATCAGTATCAGCTAAAGCAGGGGCTTGGTGATTTAGATAAATACATGGCAGCCAAGGGCTTGAATATCTCCGGGGCCAACGCGGAAGCGGCTCAGCGGTTGGTTAGTCAGCTAACAGCAGAAGAGTCCGAGCGGATGGCGCAGCGAGCTAGTGACCAAGCGAACCGCGCAGAACGAATCGGCATAGCTAACTTAAATACTAAAGGGCTATACGATACGACTAACGCCAACAACTCTCTCTCTTCTTTGCTAACTCAAGCAAAGATTTCCTCTGACGAAGCGGCGAAGATGAATGACTATCGTTATAACACCGCACTTCAGAAGGCGTTATTTGATCAACAAGCCAAGCAGGGTAGGCGTGATTTTGAGTGGAATAACGCAATTGCTAAGAACTCCTACAACGCGGGCAACGCTGATAAGTTAATAAACATGCAGCAGTTTGGAGCGAACCGGGCAGATGCTTTGCAGCAGAATAAGTGGAACAACTTTTTCGACACCCTTGGCCTACTAACCGCTCAGAACCCGATGGGCATGGCGTCAGCGGGAACCGAGAACCTCGCAAACCTCTTGATGCAAGCGGCGGCGGCTAGAGGCAGCGGAGGAGGTGGCGGTGGAAGCAGCGGCGCGGCGATACCCCCGATGCTTCCCCCGTCAGGGCCGAACTATTCTAACCTAGCTCCTTTTATGGCTGGTGCTGATTACTCGCAGAATACGGGAAGCGCCAATATATTAGCAAACGTGTTTGGTAGTTTATTTCAGTAAGAACTATGGCAGCTAGTCTTTACGCAAAAACATACGGCATGGAACCTTACGAACCGCTAGATATTAATCTTAACGCGGCTCCTAAGTTTTTATTCGAGAACAATCCCGGTGATGCTTTCTTTGAAACATTAAGGCAGCATCAAGCGGATGCGATTCGCGAGCAGAGTAAGCGCAGCAATGAAATTGCCTTAGCTGACAAGATGCGCGAAGCGGCGGCGATTGAGAAGATTCAATCGCTTTACAGTCGCGGTAACCCCAAGCTTAGCGAACTAGAGCAAGCGCTTGGTGAATCTGGCAACGTCAATCAAGCTATCGCCATGAGGCGCGAAGCGATGAATGACGCTCGTGCTGATAAGTATTACGAGCAACAAGATGATCTGATGGAGCTTAGAATCAAAAGCGCTAAGCAAGCGATGCTTCGTAATGCAGCAAGGAGTATGCAGCAGGGGGAAGATTTGATGTTCTTCTGGAATCCCGCAACTAAAAGCTTAGAGGTTGGCCCGAAAAGCTCGAAGAGTCAGCAGATAGCCGCGGGGCTTTTCCCACTAACAGAGGCTAAAGCCGTAAAGTTAGCGCAAGAGTATGCGGCTAATGCTCCCGCTGATGAAGAACCGGAAAGCAAGAACCCTGGGTTTGTTTCTAGCATTTGGGATGCGTTTGCTGGAAATACGGTAACAGATGCGGCTAACGCGGCTTCGGAAAAGCTAGGTGAGTCTGTTGCTACTAGACCCGGACCAGGTAGTGCGTGGGCTAAGCGGGGAGTTTCTCGACCTGGAACAACTACGCTAAGGATATGGAGAGACTAAATGCCCTGGGAAGAGATAGAAGTTCCAAACGATGAGCTAGACAGCTACCTCGCGCAAGGCTGGCAGCCTGTTGGCTCCATGTCTCAGCAGGAGGAACCGGAGTATGTCGGTTTTCCTCGGGATGTAGCATCCCGCGCTATCGCTACTCTTCCCGATACCTACTCAGTTCTTGGTGGGCTGATAGCCGCGGACTCTCAGCCTAACGTTCTACGCGATACCTTCACAGACACAGCCTTATCGCTGTTTAGTCCTATTGGCCAAATGGTCCAACAAACAGGGGCGCTCGATAAGCTCAGAGAGTTAGTTGCCGAACCTAAGATGAACCTCGGTATGAGCATGTATGAGCAGGGCCGCGGAGTTGTCGACCGCATCAGGCAGTCTAACCCGGTAGACCCTGACAGCGTTAGCGGCATAGTCGCTGAGTCCATCCCCGGACTGGCCCGCACGATTGGCGCGGGTATGTTGGGAGGTGCTGCGGCTATACCCCTACAATTCGGCGCGGACACTAAGGGCCAACTTTTCGGCGAGTATGTTTCTGCTGGCGCAGACCCCGAGGTGGCCAGTAACCTCAGCGATATTCCGGCGGGTGTTTCCGCACTAAGCGGTGCGCTACTACCCCCAATGCTTCGCTCTGGCCCTTGGGCTGGACTACTTAAAGCCCCCGCAGCAATGGGCGCGATGAGTATACCCCAGGTGGGCAGCGATATAGTTACTAGAGCATTCGCTACCGGGGAAGTCCCAAGCGGCGAGCAGATACTTGATCAACTAGGACAGGGCGTAAAAGCAGGGGCCGTGCTTGGCTTAGGTATGCACGGTGCGACTAGAACAATCCCGGCGCTAGGCAGGAGAGTGCTATCCGGGGGTAAGGGCAGCGTCGACCTAGACAGTCTTGTGGACGACGTGGCTCAAGTGGCAAACGACGAAGCGCTAATGCCGCGGCAACCGCCTGCTGAGTTTATTACAAGGCCGGTAGAGATTCCGCCATTAGCAGAAGCGCGAGTCCCGCGGATAGGTTTAGCTAAGGTCTACGCTACTGGTGGCGGCAGCAGTCCTGAGTTAATGGCGGAGGTAATCGGCAAGCCCTATAATCCCACCGCAATGGTCGATAGCTTACTTGTCGACCCGGTAACTAAGCGCCCGTTACTTGTCCCGCGGGATCTGCCTGAGGTTAACGACAGCAGGACGATTCCAATTCTAAAGGAACGGGACACGCTTCCTGAACCATTAATCAAGCAGGCGGGATATAAATCTAAGCCAACCGGGACAGCGATCAGAACGCAGCCACAGGGTTTTAGGGGCGAGATTAACCTAGACCAGCTACTTGAGGGCAAGGCCCCTGACCAGTTTCTTGCTGATATTCCTTCAGAGACATCTAAGTATTGGACCAAGCGGTTTAGTCTACGCAGTGTGCTAGACGAAGAACGCGGCGCTATTGGACACGAAAGCCTAGACGACATCGTTACTCGCGTGGGTAAGAAGTATCACGAGATAGAGAAAGACGGGATTGTAATTAAGGACAAGAGATCAACAGCGCAAAGACTCTTAGAATCAAAATTCAATAGAACGTGGTTTTTACCGAGGAACCTAGCTAAGACAGATCCGGAATTTAAAGGTTACTTCACTGAAGTTCTTCAGCACTTAGACGATACAGAGCAGCACAGTGCTACCTTTGCTGGTGATGTTCTGGACTACCGATTACTCCCCAAAGCATCAGCGGAAAGAGTAGGCGCGGTTCTTGAGTCGATGCGTATTGCGCGGGTAGATCCGAACCAAGTAACTCCCGAGATGTTGAGTCGATTGAAAATCAAACTAGACCCAACAGAAATCAAGGGCGTGCTTTCCCACGTTAAAACAATGCAGCGAGCAGTAGACATCCTCGAAGAAGGCTACATGGCTCACTCCGAGTCTATCGCAGATGCAGCAGATAGGGCGGCGTATCAAGCGGATGTCAAGGAACTAATGGGGCTAATGCGTAAGAGCGTTTACGTTCCTGCTTCCCGACATGGTAGGCGGTATGTTTCTGTTCGGACACTAGACGGGGAACTACTTGCTTACCCGATGATGAAGAGCGAGAAGACTCAAATCAATCTCGCGAAGGAATATGAAACGAAGGGTTACGTTACTAGATCGAAGCAGAAGTTTACCCCAGACCAAATAGTAGTAGAAGCGGGAATTCTTCCTGAAATTAACCCGTCACTTTTAAGCAGAGACCTACCGGCTAACATGGCCCACGGGTTAGAAGCGTTTAGCAAAGAAGGCGTTGACGCGCTAACCAGGCGGCAGGTGATACAGAACTTCGAGACTCATTTAGCTAAGTCCACGATGATAGAAGGTTACTCGAAAGACTTCAGGACAGAAACATTCGACTACCTAAACAACTTAGCAGCGTTTGCGTCTCACCTAAAAAACGATTGGAAGATTAATAAAGCGATTAACGCTATTAATCCAGAGAGCAACAATAAAGTTAAAGAGTATGCGCTACAGCATTACGAAAGGTTTAAGCGTCCGAACGGATTCAAAACTCTTCGCAGAGTAATGGGGCCGACCTATCTAGGTTTTAACTTAGCATCCCCTATTCTTAACTTGACGCAGCCAATTACGATGACCTATCCCCTAATTGCGAAACACTTACCGCTAGGCACGGCGGAGTCTGTTTGGCTTAAGTCTACTAAGCAGGCTTTCTCTTACGCTCGTGATGAGAAAGCATTTATGCAAAACAATCCCAAGATGGCGGGCATCTTGGATTCGTTTGTTAAGCAGTCCATCACAGCAGAAAAGCAAATGATGGAACTAGTTTCAGCTAAAACTAATATCGGCGTATCTGGTCCGATTAACGACATCCTCGAAGGAAGCATGAAGCTTTTTAGTAAGAGCGAGCGGGCAAACAGAATCCATGCCGCTATCACTGCGCTAAACACTTGGGAGGCTATGCCGAAGGCTAAGCGGGCAGGCTTGGACCAAGTTGAGTTTGTTAAGGACTTTGTTTACACAAGCCAAGGGATGTATAACAAAGCGAACCTTCCCGAGATAGCCACTAGAAGCGACGTGCATAGGCTGGCCTTTACCTTCCGCATGTTCCCGGCAACGTGGCTTAGTATGCTTAAAAACGAGGGAGTTAATCCAGCGGTAGCCGCAAGAATCATCGGAACGATGATAGCAGTTGGCGGAGTAAACGCTATTCCAGGGTTTAACATCCTAGAGAAAGCAGCAACAGTAGCCAAGATAGACGTTAAAGGCGCACAGCGCAAACTGTTTGGCGAGGGAACCGCGGGCGACGTGGCGATGTATGGACTACCCATGCTGTTTGGGATGAACCTTTCTAGTGCAATGGGGCTGTTTAATATTAGCGACCAGGAGAAGAGCCCTATTGCTAACCTGGTCCGCACTATTGGCGGCGCACCTGTCGACTTCATCTACGGCAAGCCAGCTAAAGCTTTGTATTACTACAACCAGCATCCCGGCACTACGGCGGAGAAGCTTAGCCGTGCATCGGAAGCGCTCCTTCCGCGAGGCTTGGCTAATATGAAAATAGCGGCTCGCGTGGCACTTGATGACGCTGTGACTCGTCCGAATATGGAACCGATAATCAACAAGCCGTCGATGTATGACATCGGCTTGAAGGCTGTTAGCTTGAACCCCGGAAGTTGGACGAAGGTTTACGAACAAGAAAACCGGGTGCAGATTTTAAAAGAAAGACTAATGAGCGAAAGCTCCAACTACAATGCGCGGATAGCTTACGCCCGAGTAAACGGAGATCGAAACGCGGAGCTGGAATATAGAGCAGAACTAAAAGCTCGGGGCATTACGCCTAATGAATCTGTCATTAAGCGACAGATCAAGAAGTTCAAAGATAACCCCGCATATCGACGCACGCTGGTAGCTAAGCGCGGGCGGGAAGCTTACGACGAGATCCTTGATGACTATGAATGAATTCTTTTCAGATAAGGAACTAGCCTGCAAGTGCTGCGGCGAGGTTGTAATGCAGGATGAGTTTATGCAGAAGCTCAACCTGCTTCGTGCTGAGTATGCCAAGCCGATGATTGTAACAAGCGGCTATCGGTGTGAGAAGCATAATCGCGAGATTGGCGGAGGAGCAGCTCACCCGCGAGGGCAAGCGGTGGACGTAAGAGTGAACGGCTCGGATGCTTGGTTTTTGGTTAGGCTAGCTTTGAACCTCGGGTTTGCTGGCATCGGTATAAATATTCCCAACGGTAAAGGCGGGGATGGCTTTATTCATTTAGATACTTGCGCAGACCTGGGGGGCAGGCCGCGAATTTGGACATACTAGGAGAAGACAATGTTTAAGGTAATTACAGCAATTCTTTTATTCCCCGCCATTGCGCTAGCGCAAGCGGCTAACACGCCTACCCTGGTTGTGGCTCCCACTTTGAAATGTGTCGATGTCACTCCCACAGTTGAAGCGGCAGCGTATGCGGCAGGCGATTGTCTACATGCTTCAGCGATTGCGGTAGCGGGCGCGGCCCGCGTGGATAGCGGCTCAGGCAAAATCGTTTCCGTTGTTGTTTCTGACAAACAGGGACAGGGGAAAAACATGACCGCTGTTTTCTTTGAAGCAAGCCCAAGCACGATTTGCGCGGCTATTAATGGCGCATTCGACCCGGCGGATGCCGACCTACTTAACATCGTAGGCGGTGCTCCCATTTCGATTAACGCTCATGATGCTTTCAGCGATAACGGCGTGTCCTGGGCGGTGGCTCCCTATGCTCCATTTAAGCTAGACAGCGGCACGTCGCTTTATATGGCGCTAATAGCAGAGGAAGCGGTAACTCCGGCAGTTGGTGACTACTCGGTTAAGGTATGCGTAGAGCGGGATTAAACTGATGAAGCGAATAGCGAGCTTATTACTTGCAGCGGTATTACTAACAGCGGCCGGACCAAGGCGGCCAACGCAGCGGCTAGATTGTGACTTCTCCAAAATTAAGGGGGTTACTAGCT